TATGGTCGTATGTGCTATCATTGATAATTGACATCATTTCCCCAACTCTGCCCGGACCTCCACCGAACTCTGCATGATAGTGGAAATACTCCAGCAGTGTCATGTCGCACACACCTCCCGGCAGTCTAGCAGCCTGTCTGATGTCAAGATGGGATTTAATCTTATTGAAATGATATCCTGCTTTGTCAGAATATATACTCATCAACATATCACAAAAACTGTTTATACCCTCTTGTGTCATAAAAGATGTATGTCCAGATGTTCTATGAACCAGTGACATAATATAATTGTTAAAGTTTTGCCAGCCTTCTGTCGCATTTTGGAATAATAATACATCAGAATCTATATACATCACCACGGGCAGACTATTTGCCTCCATAAAATTCCTAAGCATAAACCATCTAGTATAACAGAATAGTTCATAGTCTGGAGGCGTTGTATTTAGGTGTACATATATATCAGAGAACTCTCTTATGTCCTTACCAAGATTTTGTTCACTCGGATTGACATACGTAAAATTGTAATGGTCTACTGAGGGGTCAGATGAACCCAACAAGTAGACCTCATTGTTTTTCAATGCTTGATTTATACACGTATACAGGTATGGTTGCAACCCGCTATGTATTAAAACTACTGGGACTACCAATATGTGCCTCCTTCTATAGCTTCAAATCTAACAGGCTTGGTAGAGTGGTGCGGTCTACACCAGTGATCGTTGTACATAGGGCCGATATCAGGATGGTTATCCCATCTCTTGCCTTTGATTCCAAACATAATCTGTAGACCACCTCCGATGTGAACCGCCTGCTTCTCTTGAGAGAGTGCATAGTCAGCTAGGATCAGGCCATATGCACCACACCCTATAAGTGCAACATCATAATCAATCTTGTCCATCTTGCCAGTCATAATTTCCAGAGCCTCAGCAAAGTTCAAGTCTCCACCAGACGCAAGCCCTCCACCATTTGTCTGCTCTGATTTGATTGTCTTGAGGTTAAACTCTGGCAATACGTTGTGTCCAAAAAGATGTTCACGCTGTGCGTACTGGTTTTTAATATCTTCCTCAAAAGGATGAATTACAAGCACTTTTTTACCCTCAAGAGCTTCACTCCAAGGGTTATCAAAGTAAAAAGGCTCTAAGAATCTTAGCTCAAAGAACTCTGCTTGACTAGCAAAATTCTCTATGACAATAGCCTCTTCGTAAGATTCCATAGAACCCAAGTATGATATGTTTTGCAGTGCAGACGTATAAATTTCAAAGAAGAAGTCTAACGTATTATCATCGCCGGGAGATATACCAGCGTTATTGGAAGCAAAAAACTTGGTTTGGTTGCTATAGTCGTTAAATTGCAGTCTATCGGAGATTACAGTTCTCTCCACTGCTCCGATTTTAGAAGCTATAAAAGGATCGCCAGACTGAATAGCCTGCTTGATCCTGTCATTGCCTTCTTGTGAAGGTTTTGGTTCTGCTAACATAAGTACTCTCCTAGCTCCTTGTGTATTCTTTTGTGTATCTTGTCTGGAATGATTGACTCTGGATGCGTACCCAGAAATTCCTGTGTCCTGCACTCGCCTCTTACCCAAGGGTTAAACTCATGCACTCCGAGGTATGTGTTCTCTATCTCTATTCTATCCTGAATCGAGCCATTTACCCAAGGCAAATATATTTTTTCAAAGTAATTGTCGATACAATTCTGTTTGGATACACTATCCTTGTAGTAACCGACTTTCTTGGCCACCTGATGGGGGAACACGTATGAGTAGTGGTACATTAAAACGCCTGTCAGATAATAAAATGTCTCACTGTCAATGTGCTTTCTTTGAATATCAGAGGAATATTTCATGGTAGGCGGGCGATGCGTCAGCCATGTAGCTCCCGGCTCATACTTAAATATACGCAGGAAGTTGTCTTTTTGCAACTCAAACCCCGTTAGGTGGTGATTTATGCCACCATAGAACGAACAGCTTGTGACACCCACACTGGTAGGTTTATACTCTTCTAGAAACTTAATAGTTTTCTCTAAATCCTCGGTTTTGTATAGCTCGTCACAATCAAGATTCCACAGATAGTCTATGTCGTCGTTAATAAACTGCATGTATGCTTTACACTGCTCATCCTTCTCTGAGTATTGACCGTGTACAATCTGGATTTTGTTGTCGGGGTCTGGAAAGGAATCTAGTATTTCATTGGTTCTATCAGTAGAAGTTGTCCTACCTTGACGCTGCCAATACTCAACCGGTCCTTCTGCTATGAGAATCTGGGACGCATACGGATAAACTTGCTGTAAACATTCCTCTAAAACATAATCGCCTTCAAAGACGATCATTCCAAAAGCTATTTTTAAATCAGACAAAGCTATACAACTCCTTCTTTTGGGGTTCCCAGCCAAACTCAGACCTCAACTTTGTCGAATTGATGGAATATCTGTAGTCTTGACCCATTCTGTTTTCTATAAATTCCACATTGCACCGCCAATCCATAATGCCTTTCCAGCCGCACACCTTTTCCACAACCTGTAGGTTTTCTAGATAGTTGTAGGCTGATACATTCCATATCTGGTCTTGCTTTTCTGAGAAGCAGATGTTGTATATTGCGTCTGCATTGTCTTTTACATACAGCCAATCTCTGACATAACTGCCGTCTCCGTGAATCGGAATCTTCTGGTTCGTATCTAGGCTGTGTAGGATTTTAGGAATGAGCTTCTCTGGGTATTGCCTTGGCCCATAATTATTTGTGCTTCGTACAATCTGGTAATTTATACCAAATGTCCTAGCGTATGCAAAGATTAGCATTTCTGCCGCAGCTTTTGTAGCTGAGTATGGATTGCTTGGATTTAAAATACTTTCTTCTGTTTTGTCTTCTTCTTGTACGTTTACGTCGCCGTACACCTCGTCTGTGCTTATATGAATAAACTTAGGCTTCTGATACACCTTAGCTCTAAGTAGGTTTAGAAGGTTAAATACGCCCTCTACATTGGATTTTAGAAATACTTTGGGTGCTTCTATCGAGTTGTCTACGTGTGATTCTGCCGCAAAGTTGACCAAAATATCGCAAACGGGAATGTGTGTTATTTCACCAATGTCAGCCTTGATGTGTGTGTAGCGTGGACTATCGTCCCACGGCAGTTTCTGATTGGAAGCATAGGTCATCTTGTCTATATCAATCACTTCGTGACCTAAGTCAAGAACCTTTTCTACGAAGTGGCTACCTATAAAACCTCTACCACCAGTGACTAAAAAAATCATAGGTTCTCCTCAAACTCATATTTAGTATGTGTCTTTTTTATTTCTTCAAAGTAGTCGTCATATATCTTTTTGAGTCCGCCGGACTGATATAATTCCGTAGGAGTAAAGCAGTGGTGCATTGTAGAGGGTGTATATGAGTTGCTTGCGATGTCATACTCAAATTGTGAAAAATGACTGAAGACTAGTTTCTGCTTTTGACCTTGCCAAGTAATACATCCATCTTCTGCATATGTATCATAGTAATAAAGCTGCCACTGCCACGGTGCTCCATGTCCTATGTTCCCGTCTACAAATACTCTACTACTATCTATCACGCCGAGATTAGAGTATGCAAATGCATCTAAGTATCTCTGGTCTCCGCAGGTTGCCAAGTCTGGATATTTTCTATTCAGCACAACATCCGACCACCAGTTTAAGGCAAAGTTGCCATACGAATCGTTCTTAAAATACACAACGCCAACATTGAACCATCCGTTCCCATTAGGGAATTGCATGGTGTACTGGCGATGTCTAAACAGTCCTACCGACTTAGTTGATGTTTGACTGATTACATTGTCAATATCTTGATGGAAATAGATATCTGCGTCGATATAAGTTATCGGCTCATCTAGCATCTCCATTAGGCGATAAGAAAAATAAGATGCTAGAGCATATGAGTAGTATTTGCGGTCAGATTCTTTAAGATTTTTTAGAACCTCGTCTTTTTCCAAGAAATCTACATCGTGATATACCTTGAGAGTTTCGCAGGCATACGGCAGTAGTTTTTTATAGGCTTTTTCATCAAAGCACAAATAGTGCAGAACGAAGTCTTTGCTGTTTTCCAGAAGTGACTCATATAGTGTCAGTCCTTTTGGTAAAAAATTGTAGTCCGAGACTACGCATAAATGTTTCATATTTTCCTCTGGCATAAGCATTGATATGGTCTAGGGCTTTCCATATCTAGTTTTTCATCTGTTTCCATATTATAGCACGTAAAGCCGTAATCTTCAATCAAAATCTTTCTAATTTCTGGCCAATCTTCATCAAAATGATTTTCTAGCAGGATACACTCTACGTTGCTGACGATACCTTTCATTCCCTTTAGTACCTTCGCTTCTGCACCCTCAACATCTATCTTTACAATCTTAATTTTTGGCTCATCTGCAAGTAGAGTGTCGAGCCTTACACACGGGACCACACCCGCAACTTCTTGCTTGTTATGAGAAGTGTCATGTCCGACAATATTGAACTGCTCTGGAGTATCACCTTTGTAGAATTGTAGTGTGCCGTTTTCGTCTGAGATGGCAGCGTTGACTCCTAGAATATTTGGCTGTCCGAAAAATGTTCTAACCAAATGAGAGTAATTAGATTTGCTCAGTTCTACGCAATATATTTTACCTGTTCCTAGTAGCTTCTTTCCAAAGTATCTGATGTAAGTACCGTCGCACGCACCCACATCCACAACCACATCATGCGGCTGTACGCAGTTTAGCCTGTCTAGGGTTCTCATATTTTTTAAGTCGTGATGATCCATCAGTCTGCTGTAATCCTGTGTTTGGGAAATCCTAGCTCTTTTCTTTTGTTAAATACGATTTGATCTCTACCTGAGTAGTGTAGGGTTTTCCTAGCTGCATAGTCAACATCGCCATGATTCTCAGTTCCTTCAACGCTATAATGTTCGTGACTAATCAACACTTCGTCTATGTACTTTTCTTTACCCATAGCACGGACTACCTGAGTGAACTCGTCGTCACAATATAAGCTCTTGTAATCTGGATGATATATATACCCAAAGTAGTCATATAATTTCCTACCAAGAATAGAAAAGGTAATAAGGTCTCCGTTGGTATTTCCATCGTTAAAATGCACACAGCCATCTAGGTCTGGAAAGTGCTCCTGCATAGCGGTTGCAATTTTCTGATCCCAACTATATACTTTAGGAACCATATCATCTGACGCACAAATAATAACATCAAAACTTTGATTGATATTAGCATTGATTGCACTAATTTTATCGGTATCCTTGTCGTAGTTTATTACACCGTCCACCTCGTGGCGTTTATTAAGAATATATTTGATGCGTTCTCTAATATATGCATCATTCATAGTTTCGTCATCTATGTCGCAGTTTATATTAAAGAATATACTATTCCAGACGCTACTTGTCATTACGTATTTATCTAATACGGACAAGAACTTTTCTGGTCTAGCTAGCGTGGGGAACTGAACCAAGAACCTCATAGAGTGCCTCGCATTTTTTCTAGTTTTAATTTGGTGTCAGAGTCTTTCAAAAACTTGCATAAGCGTGCAGTTCTGCTGATGCATGTATGATTTGACTTTATCTGTGACTTTAATGCTCCAGCAATATCTTCAGTCTGCTGCTCTTTGAACACTTGGGTCAAGAACTTGTCAAATAGCGGCTGTTCATCTTCTTGCAATCTAAAACTGAGCTTATCAGCATAAAATGTTGCTTCGTAAAACAGTTGACTGAATATGATACTCATCGGCGTAGCAAATGTAACTTCCTTGTACTTAGAATAAAGTGATCGTAAGTTTAGAATATTGACAGGCATATCAAAATGCTTGTCTCTTTCATTACTATTAGTCAGCTTCATTACATGATAGGTATCTTTGTCCTTTACAACTTTATCAATAGTCTCGTTAGGTTCTAATGCAACAACACCAAGATCTAGTTTATACTCAGGCAGAACTTCTGGCGGCAAGAAAACATCTAGCCCCGGCAAGATAGATTCCATCTTGATCTTTTCTGTTTTGGGATATGGCAGAACCGCACCAGCATTAGTAAATAAGAACGGGCAGTTAATATTATTCTCTAGTATATTAGATTCTATAACCTTTAATTGTTCTGTAGTTGCACCAGTGCAGTTTAGAACTAGCTGTATGTTTTTATTTTGCGACAAATACTTCATGCAGTCGTCATTCACAAACTGAAAGTGTGAGATGAACAGGTCTGGCTTGAAGCTGTCAAACATATCAAATGCAGACATATTGGGATTATTCCACAAGTGAACTTGATGATCTGTTAGCTCAAAAGATCTGGCTAGATACATAGGTTCGGTGGATATGATTGATGTGTAATTGTGTAAAAGAATCCTCATATTTCTGCCATCCTTTTAAATGTTTTAATGTTGTTTACTTTTCTGACGGGAATATCTACCGCCACGTTGGATATCTCATGTTTTTTAGAAACGTCGTTTAATGCCTCGAATAAAAACCTGTTCTTATATTCTGGGCTAGATAGTATGTTGTAGAATGATTTAATTACTTGCGGCCCCGACAGATAGAATATCTCAGTCCAGAAGTTCTGTTTCAAGCCTAAAGAAAATTGCTCCAGTACACCGCGATTAGATATTGCATTTATTTCAAAAGATAAATCTTCGTTGCCGTCTTGAGTTAGTATAGAGGAAAATTCTAGATTTAATTTCTTGAGATGATAGGGCCGTATTAAATTAAATCCGCTACAGAATAATATCTTATCATTCAACGTATTATTTAGGCACAGTCTAGCACTTTCACAACAATTAGTGTTAAAGTGAACTTGATTCTCAACAACACGGATATTTAGTTCTGGAAATTTGTCTTTGATAAAGTTTACAGTCTTCTGAGTCTCAAAACCAGAGCATACTATGATTTCAAAATTCAGAAAACATGCTTTGATAGCTTCTATTTGTGTTTCTAGTATGGTCTTGTCGCCTAGTTTTATAAGGCTAACCGGACCATACGATTTCATTCTGTACCCATGATTCTCACTGAACAGTACAACAGTGACAAAATCTTGAGTAGTATCACTGCCGTCACCGTCCCTGTGCTTGGGCGTTGTAATATATCTACTCTGGTTTCTCATATTTAAAGTATGTACCTGTTTCTGCGGCCTCCTTCTGGAGATCCTTACTCATTAATCTATAATCATTATAATTTAGGTAAAAGTTCTTTGCTACAGACTTAGGTATACAGGTGATGTCTTCATTCTCATCTCTGCACACAATTATCTTTTCCATATCCTCACGCTTCTTATCAATATACTCAAACATATCTCTATCTATAACACTACCCGCATTTAAGTTTACAAAATGTGTAGACTGAACTATCTTCTGGAAAACGTCAGTTTCCATCACATCTACAGGCATGTTAGGTCTGTGAAATGTTAGTTCGCACAAGATACCCTTCGTTGCTAAATTGTAATAGTTTTGAAGGTATTCGCTCATACTTGACCCTCTGTTCAGCAGTGTCTGCTCCTGAATAGAGATGACAACTTTCATTCTGCCTTTGTCGTAATTGCAGTTAATGATTGACTGTATTGTTGCCGCAACATCATCATCGTTGTCTGATTCGTCAAATAATATGATGCCGTATTTGTTACTACAAGCCTTTTTAGACACTTCTAAATATTTCTGTACAGACCTGCCTTTCAAATCTGTCTCGTTAGGTCTATGCAAAATGCAGAAGTCTACTGGTTTTTCAGCTTTTGCAAGTCTGTCTATGACGCCATCCATGCAAGAACCATCGACCTGAAAAATGCAGGTTTCGCACATATTCTCTTTTATTTTGTTTACTTGCTCTTCGTTGCTCATTATGCGTTCCTCTTGGCCGTAACTTCATAGTGAATACCAGAAATTTGTGTGGCCTCAACAATTAAGCCTACACTTTCTACCGCAGCTTTTAATGCTGTTAAATTAGAAGCTGATGAAAGCGTGCTAATAATATTCGATCCTTCCTGTTCACTAATCTGGTCATTGACGATTGCTTTACATAGAAGCCTGATGTCGGTGCCGCCGAGTACTAGCTTGCCATTCATACGCATCTTTTTTCTTAACGACATCACAAGCTCGCCAATCTTGTCTATAGTGAAAGTATCAACAATATCGTTAGCCATAATAAGTTCACACTCATTGTCAGAAACCTCAGTTAGATTGATGTTATTTTCAAACGCTACGGCTTTAGTAAAGTTTTCGATTGCTTCTTGATTTGGTCTTACAATATGCAGCTTCATATTTATACTCCATGTACCTTGTTAAAGGTGTTGTTCCAATTTGTAATAAAGTTTGATTCAGAGAACTTCTCTAGCACAGTCTTGCGTGCTTCCTGCCCCATTTGCTGTCTGAGGTTCTCATCCGCCAGTAACTCTTTTGTGTAAGCTACTAGTTGTGACTCGTCATTGGAGCAGAACCCATTGACTCCGTTCTCCATAATTTCTGGTATCATACAGGTTGCAGTAGTAACAACAGCACACCCGCACGCCATAGCCTCTAGTAAGGATGTTGGAACAGGACTAATTGTAGATGTGTTTAAAAATACTCTACATCCATTATATCTAGACACTAGGTCTTCTAGACCGTTGGCTGTACCGCCCTTGACATTCGGGATTTGTTCGCTGTCCTTACCCACTACGTCTACGACTTCATCACGAAAATAGCTTGTAATTCTTTGCCACCCAGTAAAGTTGCAGCAGTAATCTCTGTTTGCAAACTCGTTGACCACACTAAGGATGTCAGTATCTTTCTCAGTGTTCGTTGGGCAGAAAGTTTCTGTATCAACCGAATGATGAATGACAGTAGAGGGACAGTCCATTCCCCACTCTTTGGTAGAATACTCAGAGATGAAAACATTAACGTCACCCTGCATACTCTTAAACATATTCAGTTGTTCTTGTGGCCAACCGGGAATAGGAAGCGTATGCTCTAAAGATAGAATAGGAACCCGCAGCACGTTTTGAATTTGCTTGGCCACCTGAAATTGACCAAACTTACTTTGACTTAAAATAAAATCTATTCCTAGTCCACTAATCAGTGCCGACTCTGGCAAGATATAATAGTTGTCGGGAAGCGGCGCATACGAAGTGTCCCACTTTTTACAACCCTCATATCTAAAACTGAAATAGTTATCTCCAGTTTTGCACAGTTGAGATTGATATCTTTCGTGAGTATCAAACGTCAGAATATTATATCTATCTTGAGTATAACTGTTGGCTTTATCTAAAATCCTCATAGTTTGATTAGTCATTTAGGATCTCCTTCATTAGTTGTCCAACCGCCTCATATGAGAATTTCTCAGCCTGTGCTAGGCCAGCAGCCTTAGCTTCCACGCCATACTTAATTGGATTATCGTTATACGCTTCAAAATATTTTCTCATCTGTTTTCTGATTTGCATTTCACACGGAGTAAACCAATATTCACGCCCAGTAAACATATCTGGGAACGCCGCATCACTACATTTGCAAGTCGTGAAAACACCATCTGCACAGAATCCAGTCCTATCGTCTTCAGTAATAAACTGAGGAGGACCACCAAAGTTGCTGCAAATAGGTGTGCTGCCAAATGCCATAGCATCAAAAGAAGGGATCGACCAAGCCTCACCATGCGACGGACACAGAAAACAGTCTAGCTGTTGGTGTATGGCACACAAAGCGTCATTGTCTACCTCGTTAGGTATGATAACGTCTTTTTTGTACCTAGTAAGATCGCCGTACATCCGTAGTTTAGATTTGACCTTTTGAATCTTATCCTCTACTATGGCATGTAATTGCTCTGGGGGCGTGCCAAACTTATTGACTTTAATTACTAGTTGAGCATTTTCAGCGATGTCAAACTCGCTATGGAAGCAAGTTATAATACATTCTAGGTTCTTTCTATCGTTTAGATCACCAATATAATAGAATGTAAAATTGCCTTCTGTCTGTGGAATGCCTAGATCCCTGTACTTCTTCTTGTACTTTGCTGTGTCAAAAGTATGAGGCACAACGGAGATGGGAATCCCTAGATTATCAGATTCTAACAATTCTTTAGATGTATCATTTGGAACCCAAAGGGAATCAACTTGCTTTAAATATTCAAACCAAGGAAGATGCTTAATACTAACCGACTCTGTGGCCAAGAAAGCAATATTCTTTTTAAATTTATTAGACCCACATATATGATGAGGTAGTACGTGTTGAATACAAACATCACAACCGTCTGTATCCTTATCCTCTAGCTCTTTTAGTCTACCGGATATTTCTCTATCTTTTGTTAGTGTGACATTTCTGCACACCACATCTATGCCAGCAGCGTCTAAGGCTAGTATGTAACCTTTTGCGGCTTCTGCCCAGCCGCCAAACTCTCTGTAGTGTCCTATGTAGAGAACTTTCATATTACATTAGCCCCCTTTGTTGCATAATTTCAACTCTCTTTTGTTCCCACTGGTTAATTCTATTTCTTTGATGTGTCATATTATCATACGCAATATTGAAATCAAAGCTAGATCTTGTGTTTATTCCGTCAAATGCAGCGGAAGACTCATTGAAATACATGCCGCCAGTAGAGGATGTCGCACTTCTATATGTCAAGTCTCTAGTCAGCCTAGACTCAAAATAAGTATTTAGTCTGGATGGATCTCTCAGCACTTCTGTAATGAGAAATCTGGACAGGTCTAGGGCGTTTGCGTTCGGTGGCAAATCTGGTTTAGGTGCTGGCTGAGAAATATTAGGAGGAGAGCACCACGTTTGCGTAATGTCTGGAAGTTCCACGCTGTCGAAATAATCCTCCCACTTCTTGCCGCTCATATGCCACTGGAAATGCTTCTCAAAGTTTTCTCTCGTGCGTTTGCCAAGCTCTGCACGTTCTTCTTCAGACATAGCAAAAAAGTCTAGGAAATACTGAGCAGCCTTGTGGTTGTCTGGTACTGCACGTAAACACCCAGTCTCTAGTTCTTTATACAGTGCGGCAGGTTGAATCGGATACCCTTCTAGCTTGCGAATCTCACTTTCCATAGCAGAATAGTCAGTTCCGCAGACAGGCACGCCACAGGCAGCAGCTTCTACATACGGCAGGCCGAATCCTTCGCAGTTTGCATACTGAGTATAAAGATCGAACAGATTAACGATAGAAGATAGGTCTTCATAAGAAACACCATTCTTTACATTAGAAAGTGTTGATCCCCACTTGCCGGTAAACGGCGATTGAATAACAGCACCTTTAAATAGTGACGGGAAGGGCTTCTTCGTCTCTGGACAAATGTAAGTAAATAGTACGTGTGAAGATAGATTGTGCTGCTGCAACAACTCTGGTATATCCCAACCAAGGTCTGGATAGGAAGTGTGGCAGTACAAGTATACGTTTTTATTTTCTGACTTATCCAGAAACTCTCGGAAAGCCTCAAACAGGTCAGGGTACAGTTTTCGTCTCTGATTTCTCATGACCGTACCAATAATCATGCTATCTGGATCTAAGCCAAATTTTTTCCTGTGTGCTTTCTTATCTTCTACGGGATGATATGCTGGATGGGCAGATGGAGGAGCACTGCCGAGATAGTTAATTTGCCCACCAGATTGATCTGCGAGCACTGTTCCTGCCCAGTCAGAATATGTCAAGCAGGCGTCTGCGTTAGCGTATGAAGCAACCCACTGTCTAGCTTGTGGTCTAGCGTCTACGGTGGGCATGATACACCACTTGAAGTAGTTTCTGAATGGAGAACGCTCTGCAAATTCTAGCATCCAGAAGTCTCGGATGTCGCATACAATATCTGGCATAAATTCCAAGCATACATGCTCAAAAATCCATTCTCCAAACTGGTTAGAGCCGGACGAGTGGTACGCATCTAACTCTTCTTGAGTAGCCTTTGGCTCACAGTCTGTATTAGGTGCGATGCCAAAGTAACCCCAAGGAATGTCTTTAGCTCTAGGATCATTCCTCTGACCGTAGGCAGACATCTCTGCAATTTCATATTTACCTGTACTGTGTAAATAATTTAAGATTTCCCTAGTGTAAGTTGCGTATCCTGTATTTAGAAAAGTAGCTTCACTACAAAATAGAATTCTTTTCTTTCTCATTTTAATCCTTGTCCAAACATCCAAAGTCGAATTGGTTTACTCTAAACGTAATCAGCGTATCCTCTTCAGGCTGCATGTTTTTTGCTGAAGCGGTAACTGTCATCTTCATGCCAGACTTTCCTAGTTTGGCAATCGTTCTCCCTCCGCTGTCCCAAGCTCTAAGTCTAAGGAAGGTGGGGTATCTCTTCTTTTCGCCCCTTTTGTTTCTGACGTATTCGTAGACGGTCAGGGTAAACTCGCAATATTCCGAGCCGCTATCTTCATCTATGTCAATCTCGGGATCATCATATAGGTATCCCGTAAACGTGCAATTATTCATATAGTGTTCCTTAGTTATACTACATTATAGTAGTAGTGGTCAATTATTCCAATTAAATTTCGTGAATTTTGTCAACAATAAATGATCCGTCTTTGCCGACTTCACCGCAGAGCATTACGTTGTTGCCTTCATACAGGATAAACTGATATTTATCTCTAGCGTCTGGGAAAACGATAACGCTGTCAAGGGAGCATGTCGCATCTTCGATTGTAAGAAATGACATAGTTCTACCCTTTTGTGAGCTTCCTTGCTTGTTAATCTTGTGATTAGCTACTCTTTGTAGGTTCGCAACGATACAGATATCTTTACCCTTCTTGCCATCCATAATGTCTTTGCAGGTGGTGTTGGCAATAGATGTGTCCACAGCGTCAATTTTAGAAAGAGAAACTGGGCAACCCAACATCTTAGTTTCTTGCTCGATAATCCAAGCGGGATCGTCGGACAGGTCGTAAGGTGGATTTTTTAGCATCTCAATTTCATTCTCGATAATCTGACTTCTGTTTATATTACTACACCCTCCACCATTCTTTTTGGTGGGACATAGTTCTCTAAAACAGTCTTGCAGCTTCGTCCATTTTCTACTTTGGTAGTGAGATGTAACCCACTTGACTTCCGCCTTGGTCAACTCTCTAAATATTAGGTACTCGTACAATGCTTGGTTTCTTGTGACACCACTAGCTTTTGTGGAAAAGAAACCTATAGACGCAAGAGCCTTAAAAGCGGTAGAGTTGATCTTGGGGGCTAGGTAAATTAGAATATCCATCCAAGTAAAATCTTGTGGGGACTTATCTATTTCTTCCGACGTTTCCGAAATAGCTGCGATTACTTTGTCGCCCGTGACACCTGTTAGGCTTTTAATATCCTTAACACCAAAGCAGATACTATCTGACTTAATAGAGAACTTAGTTGAAAAGGCACTTAGTTTAGGAACCTTTACTTCAATATTAAATAGTTTAGCTTCGTTTACTAGCTCATAGATTTCTTGGTGCGGGTCTTGCTTTTCATTTGCGTAGTATAGGTACGACAAGAAGAACTCTTTGGTGTTGTTAGCCTTGTAGTATGCAGACCAGTAAGAGTTTAAAGCATACGCAACCGCATGAGACTTGTTAAAAGAGTATCTAGAAGACTTCTCAATCCAACCAAAAATCTCTTTGGCGGTTTCTTCATTGACGATACCTTCTCTAGCACACCCCTCTACGAACTCACCACGGATTTGAGCCATGAGGTCAGCCTTCTTCTTACCGATTGCTTTACGCAAGTTGTCAGCTTCCATCTCGCTGAAGCCAGCGAGTTTCACAGCAATAAGCATAGCTTGCTCTTGGTACACAAGTACTCCATACGTAGGCTGGAGTATGCTTTCTAACGATTCATGCAGATAGGTAACATCTTCTTTCTTATGCTTCCTGTCAACAAATCTTTGCGTCATTGACTTACCATCAATAACAGCTTTCAAACATCCCGGACGAATTAGTGCAATCAGTGCAGCTAACTCTTCTAGGTTTTCTGGTGCTAATCTCTTTGACCACGCTCTTCCTAAATTACTTTCTAGCTGAAATACGCCTTTGGTCAAACCGTCTCTATATAAGTTCCAAGACTTCTCATCTTTAGTGTCAATCATATTTCTCAATTCTAAACAAAAAGTTTTCCGTCAGCAAATGCCTTTTCAAATTTCATGTTTCTGTAGACTGCTCGTCTTGACTTTTGCAGTTTGATAAAGATATTTGCTGTGTCCTTAACGTCTTGCAAAGCGTCGTGAGCGTTCTCGCTAGACAAACCCATTCTTTCTCGCAGGCTGTCCATACTAATAGACTTAACATCTGGGTCTCCTTCAGTCCATAGCCAAACATCATCCATTACGTCAATCTTGTAGATTTGGTGAAATAGCTTTTGGCACTGCCTCTTGTCGTCATATGGTCCATACTCTTTGCATAATCTATTTACGATATGCATATCATAGCCGAGGATATTAAAACCGGCAGGAATAGGTGCAAAGTATGACGTACCTTTCCAATTATATTTATTGACAAAGTTGCAGAACTTCTTCCATACACCTTTGGGTAAAGGTGCTTTAGCAAGTTTTGCTCTGGTCTGTCCAGTAACTTTCAAGGCACCTTCTTCTAGTGGATCAACACCAGCAGCGATTGCTTTCTCGTCGTCAATGATAGGACGCATAAGACTATTGAACTCTCCTTTTAGCCTAAAGTTCCTACCGTCTAACGCAATAGCAGCAATCTGTGTAGGTTGACACCTCATCGGATTCCTACCGCCTGTTTCAAAGTCAAATACGATAATATCTCTATTCATTAATAAGCTCCTTGATTTTCATAAGTTTGTCCAGCAAGTTGATACCAAGGACATCGAACTTGACATGGCCCAGAGCTTCTAGGTCTGCCATTTCCAATCCAGCGATTTTTTCACCGCCACTCCTTTGGTTCACCATGGGACATACTTTAAAAAGTGGTTCTGCGGAGATAACAACTCCAGCAGCATGTTTTCCCTGTGTCTTAAACGTACCCTCTATATCTATAGCCTGCTTGAAGAACTCGGAGAAGTCGCCTTTTAGCTCCCCATCCTCGTTTACATAACAGTAATCACGTAGGTCGTCAGCGTTATTCAGCAACGCCCACTTGATGATTGACCGATCTTCTTCATCCATTTCTGCTAGTTGGTCAGAAATAGCTGCTTCGTCAGGAATATATTTCGTAATTTCATTCATCTCTCCAAATCCGCAAGCGTTATTTACTCGGAGGACTTCTTTAATAGCACTCCTGCCTTGCAGTCTACCAAACGTCAGCATCTGACTAACATTATCTGACCCATACTTATACTTTAGGTGTGCGATAATCTCGTCACGCTTGTCTCCCGGCACATCCATGTCAATATCAGGAAGGGAGATGTGATCCTCTGTGTTACGACCCTCGTTGTAAAATCGCTCAAATAGTAAATCAAACTCGATGGGGTCAATCTGCGTAATACCTATAAGATAAGAAATTAGACATCCTGCGGCAGACCCTCGTCCCGGCCCTACCATCCATCCTTGATCTCTACAATGGTTTAGAATATCCCACACAATTAGGAAGTAACCAAATAGATTAGCCTTCTCGATAACATCATACTCTTTTCTAAATCTATCTCCATAGACCTTTCTTTCATCTTCATCAGTAATCTTGTCATCAAGCATCTTCTTCCATCCTGCTCTAGCCAGTTCTCTAAGATAATCCTTTTCGGTCTGACCGTTAGGGGTATCGAACGTAGGCAGCATAGGTTGACTGAGGATATTATAGTTCTTGCACTTACTGAAGATGTCTACAAAACTTTCTGGGTCTTTGCCGTCAATCAATAGCTCCGTTGCAGATAACTTGTCACGCAAGAAGAAATCATTTGACTCAAAGAAAACTTGATTGTCCACAGTTTGACCATTTGTAATAGCCTTATTTACTTTAGACAAAGTAGTTTTCATACTAGAGCATAGCATGATTCGGTGTAGCTCTGCGTGCTCTTTTTCTGTATAGTAGCTAGTATGGAACGATGCAGTTTTCTCGTAGAAATCCTCTCCACGCACAGGAGATACTGACTCGTCTTCCGCTACACAGATCAGATTATTATTTTTAGATAGCGATAATATAAGTTTTGTATCAGGTTCGCCATCGTCTGAGAGAGAAGATACGATTTGAATTAACTCAAACCATCCATCTTTATTCTTGGCAAAGAGCGTGAAGTTGTCGAAAGAGCAGCCGATGATTGGCTTGATGTCTTGTGCGACACATGCCTTATAAAAAGATACAGCTCCAGAAATACTTTTGTAGTCTGCGATACCGCACGCTTTGAAATTATTAGTGCGGCACTTCTCTGCGAGCTGTTTTGGTTTAGAGAAACCTTTTTGCAGAGAATAATGTGTAAGGTTACAAAGAGGGAACCAGTCCATAATAAATCCTTCAATATTAAATATTCAACATACGTCAGGATGAAACAATGAATCTTCATTTTAGAAGATGAGTTTGTGAACCCTGATCTACACTATTATAGTCTAGAGCTTGTTATTATGCAAGTGGTTTTTTCAATTTAGTTCAAGTTCTTTGATTCCACTTGTCTTGTGCTTCTTGCAAATCGTCCCCCGACGCAGAGGACGCCCCACAATCAGCACACTCATACCAATACATTTGTATAGTTAGAAGTGCTTCAGATTGGGGACGGCCTCCGCAGAATGGGCAGTCAAGCATATCTTCCTCTACCACGCTCTGCAACTCCAGTAACGTGCCTTGTGGCGTGGTCCGGGATTGTCGCAGTTGTGGCGAGCACGGAAATTCTTTCTTCTGCCGGGGATATTCTTTTTAATCTTCATGTTAGGATCACCAAAGTTCACCTTAACAACATTTCCCTTTGGATTTTTAACATAAACGCTAAATTTCTTTGGCCCTTTTGGGGTTCTAAAAGGTTTACCCAACTGAACCTTGCGTCCTTGATATTCAGCGGCCTTTGATTTGCCAGCTCGTGGATGACCTTTGGGCAGCAAGTCGTTGTCGGTTGTGTAATTAGGATTAGAAGGTCTTCCGCTTCTTAGTAGTTTAAGAAATGCGTTGACTCTAGCGATAGCCCATCCGTGACGACTCATCTTTGGTGCATGGCTTGTAGAAAACGCTCCAGCTCCACGACGATAAACAGCCTTGAGCATACCCAGAGTTGCTTTAGAGCCTTTGCCTTTAGCGTTGTGCTCTTTGACTTTTGCAGACAGTTGTGCGGTCACTTCTTTACTGAAGGTAATTTTACCCTTACCATCCTTTGCACTATCTGGCTTGTTCTTTTTAGAACCTTTTTTCTGATCTTTTTTAGGTGCAGGAGTTCTGCGAGGATCTTTTGGTCCCGGCTTGTCAGCCTCTGCAAACTCGGCATACGTAAGATACTCTTCGGACTGAGCACGCTTGAGCTGCTCTTGAGTTGGTCTGCCTTCCTTTTCAGTTTTAGCAGGTTTATAGTTTTTACCTTCACGCTCTTTCTTGCGTCTGATGTTTTCCCAGAGTCCGGGTTTAGCTACAGATAAGTCCAGCTCCTCTACTTCAGACTCTTCGTAGTAAACTTCGTCAGCAGAGACATAGTCTTCTTCTGAAGGTACATGATAGTTGTCAGCAGTTAGTTCTTCTTCAGATCCATAAGACTCAAAGTACATTTTCATGTCTGCTGCCTGAATATGGTCTAAACCCTCAGTGGCTTTAGAGATGCATACAGCTACTCGTTGACTATTGTCTTTGTATTCTTCTCTAACCTTGGGGTCGCTCATACAGCGACTCATAAACTCTTTTCGGTCTTCGCCGTCTTTTCTTGATGGCAGTGGCATTTTTATCTCCTAAAAGTTTGGTAGTTCTGGAAACAGTTTGTATCGAATGTCTTCCCACACAGCACCAGTAATAATCATAGATGCTTCGTTGTCAGAAGGATAGTGTACGCCCATTAACATTCTAGCCATACCAGCAGTAGACACTTTGTCAAAGAAGTGTTCTGAGTGTGCCGGATATTTTGCGGCTAATATGTAAGCACCTAAAGCTGCGTAAGCTGTATGACCAGAGGGATACGCAGGGGTTTGTGCTGTTTTTGAATCAAGCAAATTTATTGCAATCCCATACTTATCAGATATCTGGTATGGTCTTGGTCTATTGTGTTGATGTTTTAAGTTTTTAATTATGTTTTTTAATATGTTCCAAGATTTATCAAAGATGTCTTGTGGGAACTCTAGGTTTAGCCTTTTCAATGTTTTGTGATATAGGTCATTTGGTTCTTTATCAACCAACTTAATCAGCTCAACCTGTGAATTAGATCTATTCCTAGTTAGTTCAGATAAATATACTAACTCCTTTTTTGTGACATCGCTATCGTTAGAAGGAGGGTCTGGAAGAATATCGTCCCAAGCAATAGTAATTTTGTCAGATACGTCCCATGTCTTAGGATTATCTGTATACTTAATACTTCTTAGCTGTTCTTTAACAACTTTATCTGCACCAACTATATAGTTCATTAGGCTATATCCGTAAGAATGTTCTTGGAGTCTTCTTTAACAATGTAGTGTGGACGACCGTCTGTAGCAGTGTAGCGTGTTTTCTTTTCCATCTTAAGATGATCAAAAATAGTCCATGATAAATCTTCTGGAGTTGTTCTGCCTTGGTCAAAATCGTCAGCATTTGCAGTGGTGGTGCCTACAGTTCGTCCCATTTCATAGCTTCCGCAGCTAATCATTAGCGGGGCAATTTTCCCAAAATGATCTCTACCTGCGTTGCCGTTTACTTTTGGTGTTCTACCAAATTCAGATGTGACAATCAGCATAACTCGTTCGTACATACCTCTAGCTTCTAGCGTATCCATAATTTTAGCAAGGTAAGTATCTAACACAACCTGCGTATTGGAAAGACTGGTATTAATGTTGCTGTGCATATCCCAACCACCAATAGTCAAAGTTACGTATCTTGAGCCTGCTTCCAAGAGCCTTATTGCTGTGAGAGCATCGGAACCAAAAGAATGGTCTTTAAAAGAGTCGTAGTCTTTATCTTCTTCAACCCTAAATGACTTAGAGGCATTACCTAGAATAATGTCAACTGATTGTTCTCGTAATGCTGACCAATCTTTAGCTAGTTGTTGATCTTTAGCGGCAAATCCGCGATCAATAACGCTTAGAGCAAAAAGCCTTTTTCTAAATGCTTCGCTTGAGCCTAACAGTTGCAGGTCTTTGCGACCTTCTTTAGTTGCGTCAAACCCCATATACTTACCACCTAGCCACGCAGCGTCATCGTGTTGGAATCCGCCAATCTTCACGTAATGAGGCAACCCGTCTTCTGTATTTGGTCCATGATATCTACTCATCATGCTACCGTGACTAGGCCATTTTGAGCTGGTGCCTGCACCAAAGTTTGCCTCGCCAGTCACTACCCAATGTACAGAACTGGCGTGGTTTTGATCTCTATGACCAAAAGCTCTTGGAATTGTTATCTTATCTGTGCGTTTTGCTAATTCTTTAAAATATCCACCAAGTTGGATGCCTTCTACATTGGTTTTGATAGCACCGCTTACAGATCGTCTATCGGCGGGAGCTAGGGGAATAGGATTGAAAGTCTCAATATGTGACGCTCCACCATTCAGAAACACAAAAAGTACGGCAGTCTTGTCTGCGTCCGCAGCTTGTGCATAACTAGCTTCCACATTTCCTACTGCAAAAGTGGCAGCTCCAAGTCTCAGAAAATCTCTTCTTCTCATTATGTTTCCCATCTTTCTATATCTATAGGTGGCTTTGCCATCTGTTGCACAGGCACTGGAACTTGTTGTATGACGACTGGAACGTGCCTTTTGTTCTCCCAGACGATGTAAGCAGCTAACATTAACGATGATGCCACAAAAAACCCTAACATAAACTCTTTCATTGCTATTCTCCGATTAGCCCGGAGCTTCATAAAAGCCTATGTTAAAGCCCGGACGTGTGCATTTTTTAACTGTTTCCTCCATACCGTGTTCCTTTAGGTGCTTCTCTATATATATACACATATTTTCCTCTGTTCCCGGCCAATTATTCTTGCAATAATGACACAGATATCTGCATTTCCAGTGCTTTCTCGTGGAATCTAATGGTCTAGGGTTGACATTTTGTCTGATTTCTTCCACTCTACCCTTTAACATCTCTAGAAATCTAGCTTCGTCGCTCTTGTCAAACATTAGGGAAAAAGGCTTGGGATCTGGCTCGCCATCTTTATCTTTATAGAAAAATATACTCATAATTCTATTAGGATATTCAGGATATAATTTAGATATAGCGTAGAAATAAAGAAGTAATTGTGCGTCATTTTCTAGTTTCTTGTAGTCTTTGACTTCTCCAGTAGCCCAATCCATGCGGCGACCAGTCTTCCAGTCGATTACCTCGATGGTATCGTCGTTGAGTAGCGTCACAAGGTCGATTGTACCCTTGATTGCAAGCTGCCCCTCTACCTTTTCGCCGTTTATTTCATACTCAAACTTAGCCCAATCTTCTTCGATAGGGATGTCAAAGTGCGGCTCTGGATGATGGATATTCCTAAGTCTGGGGTCAAACTGTCCATCGCTATGCGTAAGAAAAGTCCAGACAGTTTCAGATACAGCTTTTCTATCAGCAGGGAAGAATTTGTGCTTGGAGTTTTTAGCGTAGCAATCTATAGCTATATCTACAAGTTCATCTACTAACTCATTTGTATATAGTCTATCTTTGTGTATTCTAATTTTACCAGCGGCATCGTCGTCTACAACAAGATACTTTTTGCGTGAGTTATCCTGCTGAAACTTCTTCAGTCCAGCTAGGATCTCCATCACCTTGTGAGCCATAGTTCCCATGTCGGCTTTCTTGCCGCTATCAGACTGATGACCTAATACATAGGTAATAAAGTATTGCATTTGGCAATACGCATAATTATTATAACTAGAACTTCTTACGTATGTAACTAACATATTATTCCTTTAAGTGATTGTAAAACTTCTTTACCTTCACCGTCAGGTCATCTATGTTCGTATCGCTATTGTCAATATAATTTGTGAAGGGGTAGTCATCCAGAGCTACTTCGCTTGAATGATCGTCATTGTAAATATTTCTAGTGAGTCTAACTAGTTTACCACCAGCTTCCTCAATAGCCTTAGCTTCATTACCAAATCTCACGTCTGCTATAATTGCCAGTTGTGATTTTTCTCTTTTAATTTTGTTTAGACATGCGTTTACCCAGATGGGCTGGAAGGCATTACGGCAAATATCTGTACCAAAGAACTGCATAAACTCACGAGCAGTCATTGGCCCCTGCTTCCACTCCCACGACCTAAGTGCGTCAGGAGCTTCAGTAAATACTTTTCTCATTTTAGAGCTGAATGTTTTGGGCATATTATCCCAGAGCAAATGTTCTTGCGGTTGATTTTTCTGCTCATCAGTACCGTAAACACACTCGTATGGAATATTAAAAAGCTCAACACAGATACGTTTAAGCTCATCAGCAAAGCTGTACAGTTTTACATACGGCCACATGCTATGCTCTGCATATTCTATAAATGCACCGTCTTTTCTAGCAATATCAAATACTCCCCAGCCCTCCTCGCCAGAAGCGTTATCGGTCAGAATATTTAGTTCTCCTTTACCACCAATGTTCCAGTCTTTGATTAGACCCTGCTTTTTGAGAACAATGCCGTGTAGGATGTTAGCTGTTGTGTTTTTGCCAGCCTGCTTTCTCCCAGAAATTCCAATAATCATCTAAAAATATCCTTGTAGGTTTTTAAGTATCTTTTCTTGTACAGATTCTGTTGACATATCGCCTAAGTCCTTAGTACTCATCTTGGGGAACATCAGTGTAAATAATCTGCTCAAATCCCTTTTAATTTTTATCTTTGATTCTCTGCCCGCTTGATCGTTGTCAGTAAGTACGATCAGCGTGCTAACGCCGCTCTTTAACAGCAACTTTCTCTGTTCGCCAGAGATGTCTTTGCCAAATAGTCCAACAACATTCCTGACACCACACTCCCACAGTTTCCAGACATCACCTTGTCCTTCTACTAAGAAAAGGCATTTGGATTCCTGTAGTGCTGAAATTGCATTGTCATAGTTATATAGGTAGTCTGTCTTCTTTATGCCATTAGAGAATAGATACTTAGGCTGTAGCCATTCTCTAGTTGATCGAGCTATATATCCAACTTGATGTCCGCAAAAGTTAATAGGTATGATAGAACGGAATCGCATTGGACACGATCTATCAGCACAATCCTTCACGCCAAAGTATTGTAACGTCTTCTTATCAAAGCCTCTGCTTTCAAAGTATGGAGAGTTACTCAGTGTATCTACAGGTTCAAAACTGGGTTGAATATTTGTGACATCTGTCTTTGTTGATATCGTTTTTACTAAGTCTCCAAAAACATCCTCACGACGTTCTTCTACCTTCTTCTCCGTTTTGGCATTACCAACATCATACAATTTGCATATATAACTTAGAGCTTCCGAAAACGAGTCAGTATGTAACGCACCTTTTACAAAACCAAAGATGTCGGTATTGTAATGCTCGTGACACCCTCTAGTCCAGCATCTCCAAGCCTGCCTGCTTAGTGAGATAGAAAGACCCTGTGGGTTATCGCTACCCTCGTGGATAGGACACCTCATGAATATATTATCCGCTACTTGCTCATACTCCAAACCAAAACTGTCTAAAAGTAGATCAATATCGTCAAAAATTATTTCCTTAACCTTGTTGAGGTCTAAGGTTTTACCCTTGGCTTTTCGTAAACTCATACCATAAAAATCCCGAGTTCGCTGCTGCGTAAGAAAACCACACTAAAGCATGAGGAAAATCCTTTTGCCTCAAGTTGTCTATACCGCATACTACATAACATAAAGTAGAAATACCTATTGCCCAAGACGCTAACATCATTCTGCCTTTCTCTGTGGCATATATCCAAATATGTGACCGCACGTAAACCCAACCGAAAAAGAAATAAAAGGTGCTTCAAACGCAGAGTTCTGCATAAATCTGCTAATTGTGGGTGTGCCGCCGACTGTTATTGAGATAAGCTCTACAAGACCCAGAACAACAACTGTTGCGGTGATTACCTTTGCAGTAAGTGACATTATTCTTCCTCCAAATCAAAAGGTGCGTCAGATCCTTCAATAACATCTCCATCTGGAGAAGACCTGACCTCATCTCTAGTTCTAAGTTCAAGCAACTGTGCGTGCTCACCCACCATATTCATGTTAATATAATTACCATCCATAAGTCCAGCACCATGTCTCGCTTTTAGCGTTACTACTTTTCTGTTGCCTGCGTTTGGACCGTCCTCTGCAAGCTCCTCAGCCGACTTTAATTTAAATATGGAGAATGATGTACACAGCCAGATAAGCCTGTCAGATCCGCTCACAGCGTCCGTAGACTCTTTGGTTATACCATCTCTGTTTAGCTGTACAAATGACAGACAAGGGAAATCATACTTTACTGCAAGATTGTGCAGGTTTGTAATTTGAAACCCTAACGCCTGATACTCTTGGATATTATTTGTGATACCAGATGATGACATAAGTTTAAGATAATCGTAAACTACAAGACATTCATTAGTCTTACCATTTTCATCCTGCCCCACTTCACGCAGAATCCATCTCTTAATTGTATTTAGGATGGTCTCAAAAGGAGCACCGGCAACGCTAACGTATGTATAGGGTATGTCCCTAATCTCATCCATAGCATTACGGACTGCTATCAACTTTTCGTCGTCTTCTGCAAACTTGCCTGTAGAAATATCTCCGATAGGCACACCGCTAATATTGGATAGAATTCTATTTAGGTGATCCTCTTTACTCATCTCAGTATCAAGCATAAGTACTGGAATTCCCAAGCGAGCGTTATGGAGAGCAACGTTATCTGCAAAGACAGACTTGCCCACTCCGGGCCTTGCGGATACAAGGTCCACACACTTACGACGTAAGCCACCACCAATGACGGTATCAAATCTGGGAAATCCACTAGACAGTCCTATTTGATCACACTTGTTTTCAATTAAAAACTCTACGTACTCATCTAGGTCGTCACCTAACATCTCTGGTTTTTGACCTGTCTCATCGTCTCTCAAAAAATCCATGAGAGGAGACTCAACTAGATTAATAATATCGTCAATGCTCTCATCACCTACGATAGAGTCGATATCAGAATCTATTTTCTTTGCAATACGTTTTGCGTTACGTGCGAACTCAAACTTTTTTACTTGTGCCGCAAAGTGTAAAACGTTTTGCTTCTTTACAGGATAGTCCATCAAGTTCTTGATATAATCAAGCTCTTGCTTGCTTTGGACGGTCTCGGAAAGATTTAATTGCTCTGCCGCAGAAAGTATAGCAGGGATGTCAACAACTGCGTCACCTTCTAAAATCTTTTCAATACATTTATATATGACTTGATTATTACGGTTTGCAAAACTGCTGTGCGTAATAAAATCATTTATTTCAACATAAGACTCTAGTCCATATGCGAACAGTCCTGCAAGTACTGCCCGCTCTGCACCAGTGTCGCAAAGCTGGGAATCCATTTTACCTTCCTGTGCAACGATTGCATCTAATATATTCACCGTGTACTAAGTTTGCGTTCATACTAAAAGTCTTGCCGCAGACATGACACTCAAGCGTTCTCTTTTTTGCTTTACCTCTATTTCTAGAAGTTTTACCCATACGTTCAAACTTAACGGGGTCAAAGTCTGGGTCTCTATCTTCACCATTGTCAACCCACTGATTTTTGCTGGCTCTCACCGGAGTTTTCCTTTTCTCAAGAAAATCGTCACCTCTTGTTACAGTAAAGTCCTCGTTCACATTAGAACTAGGATTAGAGGGAGGTGTTTCCTCTTTCACTTCGGGAACGTCCCGTTTTACATTATCATTTAAAAGCGAGTCAACTAAACTAGCCTTCTGATCAGGTGTTAGTGACTCTAGTAGTTTTTTTACTAAGTCGTCGCTCATTTTCTTTTACCTTTTTCAATTAGGATGTCGGCTTTACGCCTGACATTGTATTCTCTATTTTTGATATTTTCTAGCCTACCTTCTGCCGTCATTTTCCAGTCATTAATCCTTCTGGCTAGCTCGTCATTTCTCAGGATTGTTGCTACCTTTGTATCATGTTTAGCATATTGATCCCATACGCCTCCAGTAATCTCAGATGATATAATGCTTTGCAAGTTTACATGACACCAACGGATAACGTTTTCTGCATGTGCTCTTTCACTAGCTACATGATCTGCGAACTGATATAATTGATATGCGTAATTAAAACAATCATCTTGAGTTAGCTTTTCCAGATCCTCCATCGACAGGGTTTCTGCGATTGCAAACTCTGGATTGAACTTGGTTGGAACTACATTTTTTGCAGTAATGTAGGAGTCAATGCCATCTAAAAACTGTTTAAGTCTATCTTCTGCTTTCAATTTTCTCTCTCCAATACTCTGGGTCTTCGTCCCAACGTAACTCCACAAGTGTAATCTCATTTATTCTGCACCACTCCTTCTTGTCTAGATCACGCTTCTTTGCTTGTGCAAATCCGACCTTAGACTTGTGAAAGTATGGCACATACTTAAAGTGTTGTTCACCATGCACCTCAATACCTATTGTACACGACGGAATCAAAAAGTC